GCTGTGGTGGCCGCCGTCGTGGCGGCGGTCGCGGGCGCGGCGAGGGCTGGCGCGGCGACGGGCGCGGCGGTGGCGGCGGGCGCGAACGCCCCCGTTAACGCGGCCCCGCCCACGGCCGCCCCCAGCGCCGCCCCGGTGGCAATACCCGCGTTGCGCAGCTGGTTCTGGCCGGGGTCGAAGAGCTGCCCATTGGCCTCCGGGTAGTAGTTCTCGGGAATCCCCAACCGCGCGCGATTCGCGTCGACATAGCGCCGCACCTCGGGGTTGACCGCGAGGTCGCTCGGCCGCGATCCGGCGGTGCGGCCCGCCTGATTCCGCGTGCCGGGCAGCGCGAGCAGCCGCCGCAGCTCGGGGTCGGCCTGCCATGGGCCTTCCGCGGGTACCCAATCGTGCGAGGAGATCGCCCGGCCGCGTGAGTCGGTCGTCGCCCGCGTCGGCTCGGCGCCGCCATACGCCGCAGCCGCCGGACCCAGATTCTGCCGGAACAGATCACTCACAACCATGACTTACTTCCCTCCTAGACTTTCGACCACCACGTGCAGCGCGTAGCCCATCGTGTCCGCGGCATCCGACGCGTAGGTCGTCGCGACCGTGATCACCGCGCCCGCGTCGAGGTGCAGCAGCACGGTCCCCGTGCCCGTCGCGCTCGTCACATTCCCCGTGACCGCCGGCACGAGCTCCGCGCCGCAGATCACCCCGCCATCCACCCACGCGATCGTGACCGCGACGCTCGACGACACCGCCGCGGGCGTCAGCACGCGCACCGCCGCCGTCACGCGGAAGAGCCCAGCCGGCTGCGAGCCGAGCTTGAGCGGCGTCGCCGGCAGCGCCGCCTGTTGGGCCTCGATCGACAGCCGCGCGCCGATGACCTGCGCGGGCGCCGCCTGCACCGCCGCCGCCTGGTCGCGGAAGAACACCGACCACGGCTGCGTCAGGTAGCCCTGCGGGTCGGCGATCGGCGTCTGGACGAGGCCCGCGGTGAGCGCCATCGATTAGCTCGTCTGCTCCGTCGACGGCGCGGCGCGCAGATACGCCGCCGTCACGCGCCAGTTGATGATCGGGTCGCTCACGCTGACCTCGAACACCCGCTGCCGGGCCTGCCCGAGCCGCGACCAATAGACCCGCGTCGCGTACGCGCCGAGCGCGCCGGCGTGCGCCTGCCGCTCGTCGCTCCACGTCCGCCCGCTGTCCGCCGAGGTCCGCAGCATGACGATCGGCGGGGGCCCGAGCGGGTTCGCCGCCTGGCCGATGCCCGCCTCGAGCAGCAGCTCGAACCACCGGACCCGCAGCAGCGTGTTCTCGTGGACCACCGACGGCGAGCGGCGCACGCGCCGCACGACGCGCTGCTCGATGTCGCGCGGAAACGCATTCGACATCTCGTAGATCTGATTCGTTTCGCGGTCGGCCATCAGGTGCTTGCCGAAGGCGAAGGCATGGAACACCGGCCGCCAGTACTGGTACTGGCCGATCTCCGTGATCCACGTCCCGCGCTTGTGCCACTGCCGCCCAGGGGGGCCGGCGGCGTCAAAGCACCACGTGATGTTGGCGGAGGGGAACGTCAGCAGGTAGAACGCGTGCCCCTGCTCGGTGTAGGTCTGCCCGACGGCATCATCGACGCGCGCATACTGCGCCATCTCAAATTCCATCGCATGCGTCGAGACGCGCACGGGGCGGTAGCCCTGCGCCGACATGACCTGGTAGCCGCCCGAGGGGGTGGTGGCGAGCCAGATCGCGGCGTCGGTCAGGATCGCGATCGAGAACGTCGCCGCGCAGCCATACGCGAAGAGCCCCGAGAGGTCCGGCACAAACGGGAACGGGAACGAGCCGTTGTCGTACCAGATCTCGCCCGTCTCCGACCCCGGCAGCAGGATCTGGCCGTAGGGCGTGACGATCATCGCGCGCCAGGGGTCGCTGCCAATCTGGCGCGCGGCGAACTGCGTCGAGTCCCACACCAGGCCGTTGAACTGCTCCGAGATCCGCAGTTCGCTGTCCGCCAGGTTGAACGCGATAAAGCGCGTCGAGAGCATGGCGCCCTGCGTGGCGACGAGGTCGGGGATCTCGGCCAAGACGTTCGTCGCGAGCGTGTAGCAGTAGCCCTTGCCGCCGCTCGTGATGAACAGCTGCCCGCCGCCCGGGCCGTTCTGGCTGATGGTCGCCGGGTGCGCATCGGCGGCGACCACGCCGCGTGCCACCGTCGTGCCGTTCGGGAGCACTTCCTGAAACTGGTCGCCAAAGACGGCGAACGCGCGGCCCTGCTCCGTCTGCGTGAGCTGCGCGACGGTATTGCTCCAGAAGAACGCGCGGGCGCCCGTGCCGATCGCGGTGCCGAACGGCTGCACGCCGGGCGTCGGATAGAGCGACGCGGGCGCCGTCGCCCCCGACGACTCGAGCGCCTCGACGTAGAAGTTGATCAGCTCTTCCTGGTCGCTGACGGGCGACTGCGAGCGCCCGGTGCCGCCGACGAACGCCGCGAACTCAGCCACGACGGGTCGTGCCGGTGGTGATGTCGTACTTCGCGCCGGGCCCCTGCATGGTGAACATCGGATCGCAGGGGGCGTCGGTGAACTGGTAGTTGTTGCGCTTCATCGACGCGAGCGACATGCGCGCCGCGCGCACCACGAAGTCCGACGGCTCGACCTGAAACATCGGGGCCATCGCGATCGTGAGGTTGTACTGCAGCGCGGAGATGTAGCCGGGCGGCACCGGGTAGTCGGTCGTCAGGTCATGGAACTGCGGCACGACGCGCTCGATGTAGAGCACGAGCGGGTTCGCCTGCGTCGGCACTGGCCAGAGGACAATCTCGCCGGACGGGACGCCGTCGAGCGGAATCGGCGCGGACGGCGGCACGCGCGCGGTCGAGCCGGGCCGGTAGAACACCGACGTAAACAGCGGGTTCGTCAGCGTCTTGACCTGAATCGCCTGGTACATGGCGTAGGTCAGGATGGCGCACGGGATCTCGACCGGTGGCGAGCTGTTCAGCAGCATCAGCCCGGCGCCGACGACGGACTGCTGGCCGACCGGCCGCTCGACGTAGAAGTCGAGCCCCGGGCCGATGGTGTAAGTGCCCTTGCCGGGCGTGATCGGGAACTCTTCGCGCTGCGTCTGGATGACGGTGAGCGGGTCCATCGCCCACGCCGAGATCATGATCTGCAGCCGGCGCAGGCCGTCCTGCAGGTCCTCGCCGCGCGCCGGTTCCCCCGCGCCCAGGACGCCGAGGTCCTGCATCGACATCCGGATCAGCGCCGCGGCGGTCGCCATGCCGGTCCGCCTTACTCCGCGAGCGCCTGCGCGCGGCTCTTCTTGGCCGGCACGCGCGGCACTTCGGCGACGTGGGCAGCCGTGCTGGCCTCGACGGCCTCGCGCTCGGCCTGCGCCTGCTCCGTCAGCCGCCGGTCATCCCAGGCGGACTCGGCCGCGGCGCGCGCCATCTCGCGATCGCGGTCCTTCTGCGCCGTGATGGCCTCGTCCTGCTCGGCGCGCCAGCCGTCCAGCTCCGCCGCGCTGCGCTCCTCGTCGTTCTGCACGGTGCGGGTGCTCGTGATTTCAATCTTGCCGGGGCGGCCCTGCGGGTGCCCGGCCAGGAACATCTCGCGCGGATACTCGGCGTAGACGTACTGCCGGCCGGGCGGGCCGAAGCGCGTGTAGGTCGTCTCCCATTTGCGCATCTCGACCGCGTAGCCCGAGGACGGGTTGATCTGAATCGCGGGGCCGTCGTAGTGCTGCTCGCCTGCCATGTGGTGACCCTCGAAAAGTGACGCGCCCTTAGCGGTGGCGGCGCGTGGTCGTGGTGACTTCGGGCTCGGGCTCGGGCTCCGGCTCGGGCGCGGGGGTGCGCGGCGTCGCCGTGGCGGCGAGCGCGGCGGCCTGATCGGCGTACCAGCCCTCGGCCTCGGCCGCGGCCTGCTCCTCGGCGCTGCTCACGGTGCGCGTGCCCAGCGTCGGGGCCGGGAGCACGGGCGTCTCGGCCGGGCGCGTGAACCTGAACAGCTCTTTCGGGTACTCGATGATCTCGACGGCGGTGGTGTCGGCGACTGGATCGGCCATGTGCGTCTCTCGTGGCGAAAAAGCGGCCGGGGCACTACCACCCCGGCCGCCGAAGTGAC